ATCTAAATATTTAAAAAGTATATTATAATGACTGCAACAGGTTTTAGAAATCAAGTAAAGAATAAGAATTTTTTAAATCCTACTGGGTTTAAGTTTATTTTAAACAGAGCACCTAAGGTAGTATTCTTTTCTAACCAAGCAAACATACCAGGATTAAATCTTGGTGTAGCTGAGCAACCAACATACTTAACAGATATTCCTCAACCAGGAGATAAACTTGAATTTCAAGATTTAAGATTAAGATTTTTAGTTGATGAGGATTTAGAAAACTATCTTGAGATACAGCACTGGTTAAGAGGATTAGGTTTCCCAGATAGTCTGAAAGAGATATATGAGTGGCAAAAGAGTAATCCAAATGCACCTATGGGACCTTTAAACTATACATCTGATGGTACATTGAACGTTCTTTCAAGTGCTAATACTCCTAATTTTAAAGTTAAATTTTTAAATATGTTTCCTGTGAGTATATCTGATTTGGTTTTTGATGCTACTGATAGTGATATAGACTACTTGACAGCAGACGTTACTTTCAAGTATACTATATACAACATTACTGATTTGAACGATAACATTTTATGAGTATTGATCTTGAATCTATTCAAGAGATGTGGGAGAAAGATGCACAGATAGACAGAGATAATCTACACGAAGAGTCATTAAATATTCCCTCTCTACATGCAAAGTATTTTGAATTATATAATACTATATTTCTTTTAAGAAAGAAAGCAGAACAGCAACGTAAAAATATTCGTCATGAAAGATATGAATACTTTTCTGGTAAGTCTGATCCACAGGTTTACATAGATGATCCTTTTCCAAAGAAGATAAGAGATAAGGATACAATGCAGAAGTATCTTGATGCAGATGAGAAACTTTCTAATTCAAATTTAAAGATTGATTACTATGATACCATGCTTGTTTATATTGAAAGTATTTTAAAAGTAGTTCAGAACAGGACATTTCAAATAAAGAATGCAATAGAGTTTATGAGATTCAATTCTGGATTAGGTTGATAAATACTTTTAGCATGATGATTAGAAGTGACCAACGTTATAATACAAAAATCAAACGAAGTATATTTAAAGATAAAGGCAGAACCTCATATTGAATATGAGTTGAGAGATCACTTTACCTTTGAGGTAGAGGGTGCGAAGTTCATGCCTCAGTATAGAAATAGAAACTGGAATGGTGAGATACATCTCTTTGATCTTAGATCTAAAAAGATATATGTAGGATTGTTAGATAAGATAGTATCCTTTTGCGAAAGACATGAATACAGTTATAAGTTTGTAGATAATGATTATTATGGTCCACCCTTTGAAGTAAATGCAACAATATCAAAAGAAGGAGTAAAAGATTATATCAAATCTATTACATCTATTAAAGCAAGAGAATATCAGATTGAAGGAGTATATGATTGTTTAAAACATAATAGAAGATTGCTAGTCAGTCCTACTGCTTCAGGTAAATCTTTAATGATTTATTCTCTGGTTAGATATTATGTAGATAAAGGAATGAGAATCCTTCTAGTTGTTCCTACTACTTCTCTTGTAGAACAAATGTATAAGGACTTTATAGAGTATGGATGGGATGCTAAAAGTCATTGTCATAGAATTTATTCTGGTAGAGAAGTAACTAATACGAATGAAGTAACCATAACTACGTGGCAATCTGTTTTTAGATTGGAGAGATCTTTCTTTGTTGATTATGATGTTATCATAGGAGATGAAGCACATCTTTTCAAGAGTAAGTCCTTAGTTAACATCATGACTAAGTTAGAACATGCTAAGTATAGATTTGGTTTCACTGGTACTTTAGATGGTACACAGACTCATAAATGGGTCTTAGAAGGATTGTTTGGACCATCATACAAGGTGACTAAAACGGAAGAACTCATGAAGCAAGGGCATTTATCTCAGTTAGATATACAATGCCTTGTTCTTAAACATCCTCCTAAGAAGTTTGAAACTTATGAGGACGAACTTCAATATTTAATTACGCATGAACAAAGAAATAATTTCATTACCAATCTTGCACTGGACTTAAACGGTAATACTCTTATATTGTATAGTAGGGTGGAAACTCATGGAGCAATACTTTATGAAAAGATAAATAATAGTAAGCACACTGATCGTAAAGCATTCTTTGTTCATGGTGGTGTTGATGCTGAACAAAGAGAATCAATTAGGGAGATTACAGAAAATGAGAACAATGCAATTATTGTTGCCAGTTATGGCACTTTCAGTACTGGCATTAACATCAAGCGGTTGCACAA